TTGCCCGGACGGGCCAGCATCCTCCCCGGTCCCAACCGAATCATCGGATACTTTCGCAGCCCGTCTGGGGCAACCGATACTCTGGCGTTTCGGTTAATGAAGTACACTTCACTCAGGCGTGTCTTGCGCCTGTTCCTTGATGAGAGCTAGGACGGTCTGCTCGATGGTCGTCCTGGTCGCTCTCAACTTGATGACATAACCGATCTCCTGGTTGAGCGCGTACCGTACACCGGTGTCGTTGTCAACATACCAGCCGTTTATCCACAGGTCCTGTACGAACAGGTGGTCAGGGTCAAGCACGTTCTGTGTAGTGACGTTGGATGCATACGAACCCCACCAGACCTGCCGGTTGTCTCTGCACGAGCGTCCTCTGATTCTAGCTGCACTTGAGAAGTCTGAGATTGCGCCACTCTCCTCGGTGGCGATGACCAGGGCGGACAGGTCTTGGCTCATCATCGTATTCGTGGTCCACTCGGTGCCGAGCATGATCACTTGAACCTCTTCGATGACCCAGTTATCCTTCCATGATCCATTCCAGAGCGGGATGCGTTGCGGTTCCAGCACGGGGAACGCCATCCCGTCGACGAAAGGGAATGCACCACGGATCGTGTACACCCGTCCTTTCTTCGCCATGTCACTTCTCCTGGCTATCCAACCGTGCCTGGCGTCGTGCTCGCTTCGCTGCTCCGCCCTGCACGCTGGCTTTCTTCTTGGCCGGCATCATCGTCCCTTCCGCTTCCACTTGATGGGCTTCAGTCCTGACGCTCGTCGACCTCGATTAATAGCTAGTTGAGTCTTGCGAGTCATCCTCTTCCTTTTCTTCCGACGCTTCCTGCTCTTCGGTTTCTTCTGTGCCAGGGTGGCACCCTCCGACTCCCGTTCCGAATCAATCAACCTTCGTAGAGCAAGATACTCTTCTCGGGAAAGTGTGAACCCGTCCATTGGGATCACTGCTGGGACAGAGCGAGTGCCATTGCGACACCCTTGGTCATCTTGGTGACGGTGCATTCGATAACGATCTGGCAGTAGACATCTTCAGTCCACTCGGTGGATGCTTCCCCGCCGAGGTAGATGGCTTCCGTCCCTACCAGGTAACCGTTATCCCATTGCTGCGGGGAGATATCGAAGTCGGATGACAGCCACCCGGGGATGTTGTCTCCTGGCGGAAGGAACCCGTCACCGTTACCCAGCAGGAAGCCCGAAGCGATCACTGACTTGTCGTTCATGAGGACCGGGCCACTCTGACTTTGCGTTGTAAGCTGGAACTGTGCAGCCGCAGTAGCATCGTCGTTAATGTGGATGGTAGTGCCTCCACTGTCACAGTATTGCACTGACAGATTATGGCAGCGCAACACAACTTCGTTCATGGCATCGACGTAAGCTCCCAAGTCGATGCTTGTCTCAACGAAGGTAGCAGAGTTACCTAGGTTGATGCTTGCTCGGATGAAGAATGAATCCTTCGCCATGAGGAGGTCGACACGGTCCCGGTGTATAATCTGCACTGTCTCAACTGTACGCGTACACTGCCCGATCACCGTCTCCTTTCGCTGCCCTGAAGGGGCTCACTAACTGTACTAGTACTAGGGGAACTACACAGCAGCGAAACGTGAGCGTTTCCACTGGCGACCTGCTGCATTCCCCACCAGGGCACGCAAGACCCCGTCAGGGGCAGCGAAAGAGGTGGCGGGACCGTATCAGCGATCCCCGAGGACTTCACCGTCACGGAGCCGCTGCTTGAACACCAGGTAACAGGACCGACAGAGTCCCGATGGATGGTTCAGCATGATTGGACGATGAGCACACTCGATACAGAGGAAGGTCACTTGACCCGCTCCAACCAGAGTTGCCCGAACTGGCCGTCACCCTTGACGACCTTGAACGTAGCCGCATTCTCGCTTGGGTTCTCGACGATGTCAATACCCTGGCTCTCCTGGTTCTCCGCTCCAAGCTCTACCCAGGTCTTTGCGATCTCTGCGAACGAACTTACCAGGCTCCCATGAGTCAACATCGTTTCCGCTGGTGGCTCCTGGTTGATGACCACACAGAGTTTCCCGCCGACCGGGATGTTCTTTCCCTTGAGAGCGTACTCGGGTACCGCGTACCCACGCTGCTCAAGTATTCCACCGGGAGCGAAACTCAACTTGATTGGTGCACAAGTCATTCCCTCCTTCGCATAGGTCACAGACAGGTCTCCGCTGAGAGACAGTTGCTCCCAGATGGGTACGCGTTCTGCTTCCTCACTTTCTGTTTTCTTGGTCAATGTTTCCGTCTCCTTTTGCCCGGACGGGCCAGCATCCTCCCCGGTCCCAACCGAATCATCGGATACTTTCGCAGCCCGTCTGGGGCAACCGATACTCTGGCGTTTCGGTTAATGAAGTACACTTCACTCAGGCGTGTCTTGCGCCTGTTCCTTGATGAG